ATATGACTGTTATTATGGAAAACGGAAAAGAAATATCTCGCACTTATCAAGATAACAGAATTAAAATTGACTACTACAGTCCAACTTTTTACCCAGGAACAAAATAAATGTCAAAAGAACAATACAACCTAAAGACAAAAACAGACTATCTTAAACGTAAGATGTTTTTAGATCCAGAAGGGCCAGTAACTATTCAACGTTTTGAAGAAGTACGTTATCCTAAAATTGCAGACTTCGAAGCGACAGCCCGAGGCTTCTTCTGGCAGCCTGAAGAGATTAGTCTTAGTAAAGATGCTAATGACTTTAAAGATGCCTCAGATGCCATTCGACATATCTTTACTAGTAATCTACTTCGTCAGACTGCTTTAGATAGTCTGCAAGGTCGTGGACCTAGTCAGATCTTTACTCCGGTTGTTAGTTTACCAGAATTAGAAGCTCTAGTTTATAATTGGACATTCTACGAAACCAACATCCACAGTAAAAGTTACAGTCACATTATTCGTAACATCTACAATGTTCCTAAGGATGTATTCAACACTATCCATGATACAGAAGAGATTGTCAGTATGGCATCTAGTGTTGGCAAGTACTATGATGACTTGCACAGATTAAATTGTTTTAAAGAAATCGCTGACCCAACAAAAGAAACAGTATTAGAAACAGCGCACATTAAAGCAATTTGGTTAGCCTTACACGCTAGCTATGCTCTTGAAGCCTTCCGCTTTATGGTCAGTTTTGCAACAAGTTTGGCTATGGTAGAGAACAAGATTTTTATTGGCAATGGTAACATTATCAGCTTGATCCTACAGGATGAATTGCTACACAAAGGTTGGACAGCCTACTTGATCAATCAAGTTATCAAAGAAGATCCACGTTTTGTCGAAGCCAAACTAGAGTGCGAACAAGAGGTATATAATTTATATATGGATGTTATCCGCGAAGAAAAAGAGTGGGCTGATTACTTGTTTATTAAAGGACCTGTAATTGGTCTTAACGCTAATATTCTAAAAGACTTTGTAGATTATACAGCAGTGAATGCTCTTAAAGATATTGGTATTAAGTATCAAAATCCTGCTCCAAAAACTACACCAATTCCGTGGTTCAACAAGCATGTAAACACATCAAACAAACAGACAGCACTACAGGAAAACGAGTCAACAAACTATGTTATCGGTGTTATGTCCGATGCGGTTGACTACGATGAACTGCCGATAGTATAATGAACGCATGAAAGAATTCCAGATTTATGACAATCTAATTGACCAAGAAATGGTAAACTTGTTTTACAACTTTACTATAGAATCTAAAAATTGGTTTTACGGTCGTTCGGCTTCCCCCGGCGATGCTCGTTTTTGGGGACAAATATTATACTTAAATCCAGGCCCTCGTAATTTTTTTGTAGACTATCTAGAAGCAAAATTTAAAACAGTAAGCGGATTAAACTTTGTTACACAAACTGCCGATCTTAATGGGCAAACAAGTGGTCAACCTGGTGGGTTCCATCGTGATGTACATACACACGGCAGAGTAACTACTGACGGAGTACCATTCGCTGACAGATTTTTAACACTGATATACTATGTAAATTCAACATGGGATGATCCTAGAGGATCGACTATATTGGAGAAACCTGGCGGCATCAGAGAAGAAGTTAAATTTGTACCAGGACGTGTTCTAGTGTTTCCAAGTGCTTGGTTACACTATGGGGATTGTCCAGAAAGTAGTGATTTATTAAGAATCACCTGCGCACTTAAATTGGAAATTATAGAATGAAAGCAACAGTATGGAGCAAGAATGCCTGCCCGTTTTGCGTACAAGCAAAGGCATTGTTAGAAATGAAAGGTATTGAATATGAAGAACGTAATGTTCAAAAAGATTGGACCAAAGAACAGCTATTAGAAGCTGTGCCTACAGCCAGAACTTTACCACAGATATTTTTAGACGATAATTACATAGGCGGTTTTACAGAATTAAAAAAATACTTTGAAAAGGGATAGTATGTTAATAGATAAAGGTGTATCAGCAGGAGAAGTAGTTACTCTTAAACTTACAAGTGGTGAAGAGATTGTAGCTAAAATGGTAGAAGAAGCTCCAACTTACTACAAGTTATCAAAGCCAATGGTAATCGGTATGGGACAAAAAGGCCCAGGACTAATGCCATATTTGTTTACAGTTAGCCCAGACAAAGATGTTAAGTTGCTCAAAACTACAGTAACAGTAGCAGAGCCAACTGATGCAGAATTTGCAAAACAGTTTTTAGAATCAACAAGCGGTATTAAATTGGTATAAGTATTAGTATACCATTGGAGGTAGTGTGAAAAAGTTACTATTTGCATGTGTGTTATTACTAATTGCCGGAACTGTGCATGCCGAACGTTGGCGACATGGTGGCGGAGCATACTACTATCATCCGGGCTATGGTTGGGCAGTTCCAGCTGTGGTCGGTGGGGTCATTGTCTACGAAGCTACTCGCCCACCTGTTGTAATTCAACAACAGCCAGTTTATATTCAGCAACAAAATCCTCCAATATACCCGCCAGTCTATCCAGCACCTGCAGGATACCATTGGGAAGCACTAGTAGATGCTAGTTGTAATTGCTATAGAGCTGTTCTAGTTCCAAATTAAAATGAAATACCTGTATACATTTATCATTTTAATTAGTATATCCACAGCATCGGCTGCAGGGCTTGGTAATATATTCAACGATTTAAAAAAACCGGTGCAACAACCACATCCAACTCCTCAACCCCCGCAGGCACCTAAACCACCTCAACCTCCGGTAAAGAAATAATATGGCCTATAGCGATAAAGTTTTGGATCACTACGAAAACCCACGTAATGTAGGAAGTTTGGATAAAAATAGTCCAAATGTAGGTACCGGTATGGTTGGTGCCCCGGCATGTGGGGATGTAATGAAATTACAGATAGAGGTTAATGATGAAGGGATTATTACAGACGCCAAATTTAAAACCTACGGCTGCGGATCTGCTATTGCGTCGTCTTCGCTGGTCACGACGTGGCTCCAAGGTAAAACGCTCGACCAAGCTTCAGAAATTAAAAACTCACAAATTGCTGAAGAATTGGCCCTACCCCCGGTTAAAATCCACTGCTCGATATTGGCCGAAGATGCAGTCAAGGCGGCTATAAATGATTACCGTAACAAACGCAGCCAGTAAAAAAATTAAAGAAAATCTTGCCAAACGTGGCAAGGGCATTGGTATCCGTGTGGGCATACGAACTACAGGGTGTTCTGGGCTTGCTTATGTATTAGAATATGTGGATACCTCATGGGACGGATCTGTTGCGTTCCCACAACAGAAATTTGGTATTTTGGTAGATCAAAAAGACCTACCTTATCTTGACGGTCTTGAAATAGACTATGTACGTCAAGGGCTCAACGAAGGATTCGAATTCAAAAATCCTCAAGAAAAAGATCGATGCGGTTGCGGAGAATCATTTCGAGTTTGACAAAATCCAAAATTGATTGTATAATAGTACTATTATTAACAATTAGGAGTTGCGATTGTCAATGCATATGGAAGGTCCTTGGTTAAGTACCACAGGCAAACAAAAAGGTAAGAAAAAATGGGCTAGTTCCGAAGCCAAGCGTAAGGCAGAAAAACTAGAAGCCGATTGGAAAGAGTTACTCAAACAGCAAGGTATTGAGCAACAGGAACGCCGCCGCCAGCGTGCATTATCTAGCGAGGCATTAAGTGTATCACCACTTAGATTCCGGGGATCAGACCTGCCCCGGATCGAAAGCCGCGACACTGGTTGGGTGGCTTGTACTAAGGGCGCTGACAAAATCTACACCGGAACCAAAGTTAAGGGCATCGGAACCATGCATAAAAGCAATGCAGTGCCTATTTTTAGTGATGATGAGGCTGTTGATATTTCCAAAATGCGGAGATAAATAGTGCCCATTCATAATAATAGTATATTACCCCAGACAACAGAGGATAACTATATATTGTCCCCTAAGGGTTTAGGGGACGTAAGTAGTAAGGCTAACTTTTATAGGAGAAATAAACACAGCCGAATTAATGATGGTACTAGCGATACCTCATCCAGCGTAAAGGAGAAAAAAATGATACGCATTATCAAAACAGTAGTAAGCGTGATTGCATTAAGTATTATTGCAACCGTGACATACAATGCAATAACGATCAAATTTGATCATCTCAAGGCTGCAAGACAGGAAACAAGTCCTGTGACAGCAAAAGTAAGGCAAACACAATTAGATTGCCTAGCCAGAAATATATACCATGAAGCAGGAAATGAGCCATTTGAAGGCAAAGTAGCCGTTGCTCAAGTCACGATTAATCGTGCAGAAAGTGGAGAATTCCCATCTGACATCTGCGGCGTGGTTTATCAAAAAAATGTTGTGTACGAAAAGGTACTGTGCCAGTTCAGCTGGTATTGTACAGGTCCGGGTGCTATGAAGCCCATGAATGGTCCTGTGTACACAGAATCAATGGAAGTAGCCAAAAAAGTCCTGCTAGAAGGATTCCGGCTTCCAGATTTAAAGAACGCCCTATATTTCCATGGGGATTATATTCAACCAGGCTGGAACAAAAAGCCAGTGGCCAAAATTGGTCGTCATATTTTTTACAACTAGAGGTTTAAATGAACGCAACTGTACTTAAGAAATTTGCCCGTGAACTACTTGACCTAGATCTATGGGTTAAAAACATCAAAGAACATTTTCCACATATTTCAGCGGAAACTGCCGGCTGGTGCGCTGTGGTGTTACTGCACCTAGCCACTGTACCTACAGAGATTGCTGTTCTTACAGGGCTAACCGAAAAAATGCCTCCTGTAGACATGGTCCTGTTTAGTTGGGCTGGCTTGTTCTTGTTTTTTATAAAAGCCACAATCCAAAAGGATTTATTGAACATTGTAACCATTGGTTTTGGCTTTTTCATCCAGGCCTGTTTAATGGCTCTAATCGTGTTTAAATAATCAAATCTGCCTCTGAGTTTATTCTGCTTAGAGGCGGTTTGCTGATAAATACATGATAATTTAGGAGCATGGACAAATGCCATCAGGATATCAACAAAACCCAAATCAGTTAGATACAACACTCTACAGAGTTACAATTACTCAAAGTGGCGGTACAGCTACTTGGACAACAGCTGGCCAAACTGCTGGCGGTGTAAACCCATACGATTGGGGTGCTTACACAACATTGCCATCAAGTGCAACCAATGCTCTTAATTTAGCACAGGGTAATGTACGTTGGTTATCTATTGTTGAAGAATTGAGCAAACTAGCTGATTGCCGTATTTACGATATGACTATCAATTTTGGCAGCGGCGCAACTAGCGGACTACCTGCTAGCCCAAATGCTAATACAGTAGTTACAAGCCTAGCATTTGATGTTGCTTACGATCGTGATTCATTCATCCTTCCTGGTTACCAAAAAATCCTATTGTCTGAAAACGCATCAAACACTTCATTCGTTGGCTATGGCGGTGGATCAAACTACGTTACTACAACAGCACAAGCTATTCGTGAACTAGTTACACGTGCTATCATCCGCGGTACAACAGTATCAAATGGCTGGTACAAAACTCATCGCGTTTACAATCCAACTACTAGTGACGACACAGAAACCAAAGTGTACGTACAACAGCCTGATGTACCTGCAAACATTTGGGCAGATATCGGCGTAACTCAAGTAGCAGACTCATTGACAGGTAGTTAATATTAGTGTAAACTTATAGGATGATATTAGCTTACCTATTACTACTAACCGGTTTAACAATTTCAGCGGTCGCAATTTACTACTCAGTAGTAGGTTTGACCGCTATTTTCTCTGCGGCAGCTATTCCAATTATTATCATGGGATCAGCTCTGGAGATTGGCAAACTTGTCTGCGCCTCTTGGCTAAAGCAAAATTGGGAACGTGCCCCACGTTTCATGAAGTACTACATGACTATTGCTGTAGTTGTCTTAATGATGATTACTTCAATGGGTATCTTTGGATTCCTTAGCAAAGCACACAACGATCAGACCCTGGTGTCAGGTGATGTGGGCAGTAAGATCGCTATCTACGATGAAAAGATTAAAACAGCCAAAGATAATATTGAATCTGATCGCAAACAGTTGTCTCAAATGGATGCCGCAGTTGATCAAATTATGGCACGTTCCACATCTGAAGGCGGTGCCGACAAGGCTAATGCTGTTCGTAATAGTCAAAAACGAGATCGTGCGGCACTGGCTAAAGATATCGAAGCTAACCAAAAGCTAGTTGCAAGCCTTAATGATGAAGCCGCACCGATTCGTGCAGAAGTACGCAAGGTAGATGCAGAAGTAGGCCCAATCAAATACATTGCGGCATTTATCTACGGTACCACACCAGATGCAACTATGTTAGAAAAAGCAGTAACTTGGATCATTATTATGATTGTTGTAGTATTTGATCCATTAGCAGTTATCATGCTACTAGCCGCACAAATGACATTTAGTTGGAATAAAAAGCAAGAAGAACCTAACTGGATTGATGAGCAAGCAGATGAGCTAACAGAAGCATTTAACACTGACGAGCCTGTAAAGCATTTTGAAGGTGTTCGAATTCCCGGCGGTGAATGGATACAAACTGGCCCTGAATTTACATATAACGAACCGCCTGCATATGAACCAGATGATGGTCCATTAACTGAAAGCCAAGTTGAGCAAATACAAGAACAAGCCGACAAAGAATTGCCAACCGGCAACACAATATCGCTATCTTCGTTATTTGGTGCTCCAGCATTTACACCTATTCCTAATCCACAGCCTGTAGAGAAAGAAGAAGAAATTCCAATCCCGATTGAGCAGTGGAATGCCATGCTTGCAGAAGCCGAGCGTGCAGTACAAGAAGAACAGGGTTCTACTGTCGAAGAGCGTGTAGCCAAAGGCGAAACTTATATTGATGGCGAAGGCAGCGAAGTAGCCTTGGAGCCGGATTTTCCAGAAGACGCAAAAAAAAAGACTTACATGACGAAGGACAATCAAGGGAAGATACAAATCAAGAATCGATAGGCTACATTCAAAATAGTGAGCAAGGCACAAACACACTATGGGCTAAATTGCATCGTACACGAGCCAAAGACGAACTTTCCAAAGAGTTTAGTGATCATGGATTTAACGACTTTACCGTAGATGAAAAAGAAGATCCAGAACTTTACCAATTTGTAGAAACTATTAAAAACACCGGGCCTAGATTTAATGACTATGCTCCAGAACTATTAGAAAAATTTGCAGATAAAATATATGAACTTAGGAAAAATAACACTAATAACTCCGCCGGATAAACTATTCAATATGAATTTGAGCTATCTTTTAATTAAGCCTAGCCAATTGATTAAAGAACAAATGCAGAGTATTCTTAGTCGTAGTATAGACGATATCAATATTTTCATTTTTGATCAAGAAGATACTGATATAGAATGGATGCTGAGTGTTTCACAGCAGGTGGACAGAATTTTTATAGATATAGATAACTGTGATGCAGTTACTCAAAAGTTTATAACTTTTTTATTAGCCCAACCTAATGCTAACTATGTTACCAGTGATGAAACTACTCCATATGGTTTAATCAGCAAGAATCGGATCTATAATCTAGACCAAATTGTGGAACAGCTTAAAGATGCAGAAGAAGGGGACATGGACGACGATGAACAATAAAAAAGGAACAGGTATTACTGTTAAAGACGGCGAAAATATTAATCAATCTCTGCGTCGTTTTAAACGTAAAATGGAAGAAGCGGGAACTTTGGACACTCTAAGATCCAAAGAATTCTACGAAAAACCAACCACTGAGCGTAAGCGTAAAAAGGGTGCCGCCCGAGCACGTTGGAAAAAGAAGCTCAGAGATCAACAATTACCCAAAAAAATGTATTGACACAGCATAACATCTGTGTTATAATGTAAGTTCATAATAAGAAAGAATTTACAATGTTAACAGATGTAATGATCGATTTAGAAACACTAGCAACATCAACTGACGCAGCCATACTAACAATAGGCGCTGTAAAATTTGATCCATTTGGCAAAGATATAGAAGAACCAGAAATGGAGTCGTTCTACGTTAGGGTAGATCTTGACAGTTGCCATGAACTAGGCCTTGTAACTAACGATGATACAATCGCTTGGTGGGCCAATCAAAGCAAAGAAGCACAAGACGAAGCGTTTACCGCAGACAATCGAATACCTATTACAGATGCATTTAATCAACTGTATAAATTCTGTTGGGGAGCCAAGCGTGTTTGGTCCAACGGAAGCGTATTTGATATTATGATTTGCGAGCATGTGTTCCGTAAAATTAACAAAGCAGTGCCTTGGCAGTTTTGGCAGGTCCGCGATGTGCGTACTATTTTTGATATTGGCATTGATCCAAAACGTCCACCAGTAACAGCTCACCATGCCTTACAAGATGCATGGAACCAAGCAGTGGGTGTACAAAATGTATACAATGCCCTGCGTGGTTCAACAATGTATGACGGAAAAATGATACAACCATTTATAAATCAAAGATGAGAGAAATAACTAAACCCGATGGAGAAGTCTACTGTTGGGTAGACATCGTAGATTCACTTATTAAAATTAAACTTAATACAGGGTCGGCTAAAGGATATAGTGTAGTGTTAGATGAAAAAATTATTCCACAATTAATTGAAATTTTACAAGAGGTACAAAATGGACAGTCAAACTAAAGAAGTATTAGATATATTACAAGAAGAATGTGCTGAAGTGATTCAAGCAGTTAGCAAAATTAGTAGGTTTGGGTTAGATAATTATAAACCAGGAAAACCTAAAACTAATAGAGAACATCTAGAAGACGAAGTTGGTGATGTACTAGCCATGATAGATATTCTATGTTCTATGAATGTTATTAGCCACGATAATATTCAGGCAGCAAAAATTGCCAAATTTCAAAGACTTAAAAAGTGGTCCAATATTCAGAATTTAGAGAATATCTGAGATAAATAAATTTGTAGACGCCGTAAGGGTTTACGAATTTACTTGCTTAATTATAAGGAGAAAATTATGAGCAAAATCATCGGTATCGACTTAGGTACAACAAATAGCTGTGTGGCAATCCTAGAAAACGGAGTTGCTAAGGTAATTGAAAACAGCGAAGGTGCTAGAACAACACCATCAATCATTGCATATACAAAGGACGAGATCCTAGTAGGTGCAACAGCAAAACGACAAGCCGTCACAAATCCAAAGAATACAATCTACGCAGCCAAGCGTCTAATCGGACGTAAGTTTGATGAGAAAGAAGTCCAAAAGGACATCGATCTAATGCCTTACGGTATTATCAAAGCAGATAACGGCGATGCCTGGATTGAAGCTAATGGCGAAAAATTGGCTCCACCACAAGTTTCAGCTGAAGTACTTCGTAAGATGAAAAAGACTGCTGAAGACTATTTGGGTACAACAGTTACTCAAGCAGTTATCACAGTTCCAGCTTACTTCAACGACAGCCAACGTCAGGCTACTAAGGATGCAGGTAAAATTGCAGGCCTAGAAGTTCTGCGTATTATTAATGAGCCAACAGCAGCCGCACTAGCATATGGTGTTGACAAAGCTGATAACCGTGATCGTAAGATTGCTGTATACGACCTAGGTGGTGGTACATTTGACGTGTCTATTATTGATATTAGTAATGTAGACGGCGACAAGCAAATTGAAGTGCTATCAACAAATGGAGATACATTCTTAGGTGGTGAAGACTTTGACCAAGTTCTAATGGATTATCTATGCGATGAATTTAAGAAAGAAAATGGTATTGATCTTAAACAGGATCAACTAGCCCTACAACGCTTAAAAGACTCAGCTGAAAAGGCCAAGATTGAATTGTCAAGTGCTAACCAAACTACAGTGAACTTGCCATATGTTACAGCAGATGCAAGTGGTCCTAAGCATTTAAATATAACTATCAATCGTGCTAAGTTTGAGTCAATGGTTGAAAGCCTAATTCAACGTTCACTAGCACCATGCAAAACAGCTATGGCAGATGCTAAAGTAACTGCCGCAGACATTGACGAAGTTATTTTAGTTGGTGGACAAACACGTATGCCTAAGGTACAAGAAGCAGTTGAGAAACTGTTTGGTAAGGCTCCACGCAAAGACGTTAACCCAGACGAAGCTGTTGCCGCAGGTGCCGCTATTCAAGGTGCTGTTCTAGCAGGTGATAAGACTGACGTTCTATTGTTAGACGTAACACCATTGAGCTTGGGTATTGAAACAATGGGCGGTGTGTTTACCAAGTTAATCAACAAGAATACAACTATCCCAACTAAGGCTAGCCAAACATTTAGTACTGCTGAAGATAATCAACCAGCTGTAACTATTAAAGTTGGTCAAGGTGAACGTGATATCGCCAAGTATAACAAACTATTAGGTGAGTTTAACTTAGAAGGTATCGCTCCGCAAATGCGTGGTGTTCCACAAATTGAAGTTACATTTGATATTGACGCAAACGGTATTATGCACGTTAGCGCCAAAGATAAGAATACAGGCAAAGAAAACAAAATTACTATCAAATCAGATTCTGGATTGAGCAAAGAAGATATTGATCGTATGATTAAAGAAGCTGAAGCTAATGCGGAATCAGATAAGAAAGCTAAAGAAGTAATCGATGCCCGTAATAGCGCAGACGGCGCAGCTCACTCAATTAAAAAGGACTTTGATACTTACAAAGATCAATTAGTTGAGGAAGACAAAAAGAAAATTGAAGATGCATTTACCGCACTTGATGAAGCTATCAAAGGTGAAGATGCAGAAGCGATTAACAAAGCTAGTCAAACTTTAATCGAGTCAGCGGCTCCAGTATTCACCAAGAAACAAGAAGCTGAGGCAGCTAAGGCAGCAACTCCAGATCAGCCAGTTGATGGTACTGTAGTTGATGCAGACTTTAAAGAAGTTGACGCAGAAGAAAAGAAGTAATATAATATAAACAAGTAGGGCGCCGAAAGGGCCCTACAAAGTTCTTGCTTAGTATAAGGAGAAAATTATGACACAATTAAGAACTATAGACGCGGCACATCTTGCCAATTTAAGTAGAGCATTAGTGGGATTTGATCGTTACTTTAACGGACACTTACAACCAAACGGTAACTATCCACCACACAATATTGTCAAGTATGATGACACACATTATGCTATTGAAGTTGCAGTAGCTGGATTTAGTAAAGATGAAATCACAGTAGAAGTTGATCAAGATCAACTAACTATTCGTGGTAATCAATCAGCAGACAGTGATGAAAAAACATATTTACATCGCGGTTTGGCATCACGTGATTTTGAACAGACATTTACTCTAGCCGAGTATATGAATGTGTTAGGTGCAGAAGTTAAGGATGGTATGCTTAAAATTGGTATCGAGCGTATTATTCCAGAAGCACTCAAGCCACGTCAAATTGAAGTTAAATAATCAATCGGGGGAGGCAACTCCCCCACTTTATAGAAAGAGATAAAATGCCAACTACAGATATACAACTAGACGAAAAAATAGTTGTTAAAATTTCCGAACCAAGACAGTGGAAAGTTATACTGTTAAATGATGATACTACACCAATGGAGTTTGTAGTAGCAATGCTAACTAGTATCTTTAAGCATACCGCAGAGTCAGCACATGCTGTAATGTTAGAAGTACACGAATCAGGTAGCGGTATTGCCGGCATTTATAGTTTTGAAATTGCAGAAGCTAAAGCAGTCGAAGCTACTAATCTTGCTCGTACAAATGCTTACCCACTACAGATCAAATTGGAAGAAGAATGAGCAATCTACGTGAATTAACCAAAGAAGCACATACAAATGCAGAGCGCCAAGAATTTGTAAAGATTTTATTTTCAGGTAAAATTAATCCTAAACTGTATGCAGCCTATTTAAAAAATCAACATCCGCAGTATGAAATCTTAGAAGTATGTGCAATGATGCATCCGGGATTGCTAAGTGGTATGCCCGATATCCGTCGTGCTCCTGCTATCCTAGAAGACTTTACCGAACTATGGGGTGCCGACAACGAAGAACAAGTAGAAATACTTCCCGTAGTAAATGAATATGTAAAGTATATCCTAAGTATCAAACATGATACACAAAAACTAATGGCACATATCTATGTTCGCCATATGGGCGATCTAGCTGGTGGACAGATGATTGCTAAAAAAGTTCCAGGTAAAGGTAGGTACTATCAGTTTAGCGATCCTAATACTCTTAAAGAAGCTATTCGCGCTAAGATAGATGATAGTATGGCCGATGAAGCTAAATTATGTTTTGACTACGCTACTCGATTTTTTAAAGAAATGATGGAAGTTGTTGAATATAAAGATGAGTAAAGTATGGGACACACTGATAGACATACAGCATCTACTAGAAGAAAGTTTTGAACGCACTGGCTCTGAAATTTTCGAGTCTGGTATGGATCGTTTTAACCAACCTGGCTGGATTAATAGGGTATGGACTAGTGATCGCTATCGCCGTGCTCACGTTGACGTGGTGGATGCGAGAGAAACTAAAGGACTTTGGATGATGCATTGTTGCATCTTCCCACATACTCATAATCCTGCTCCAATTTACGGCTTTGATGTAGTAGCTGGTAAAAACAAAATGACTGGCTGTTTCCATGACTATTCAAAAGCTGGGGATCCCAATCATCCAATGATGTCGTGGTTTGCTGAAGAAATTAGCAAGTTAGAATGGCGCAAACCTAGAGCTTTACCTGAATGGGCTACCAACATATTCAGCCCTAGCATGGTTGCCGCTGGTAATGTGCAAGATGAAGCAGAATTAGAGCAAATTATGACTATGGCTAGAACTACTCTAGCACACTACTTAGATACTGTAGCTGAAACTAATAATACTGCCCTAGATACAACAGAACAGCAGAATTACTACTGTCAAAATCAGAAATGTAACCCGCACACACCTAAAGTTATGGTTAGTTTAGGGCTTAGTGAAGAGGATGTACAAGTGTTCATCCAGGAATGCTTGTTCCCAGAAATACGCTAAATATTACACTATGCGTGTAAATGAGATAACCAAGTATATTTCCGAAGCTTCAATATTTGACCCAAAATATCCCAGTGGAACACTGGTTAAATTCAGTGGTAAGACAACCGGTAATGCATTATTAGCTCGAGTAGCATCGAAACTTGCAGATTTCGATAAATCTGAACAACTAGAAAAACTAGCAGCAAATCTTATATCTACTCCGGAAGAATTAGAAGAATACCTAGGGACCGATAATGCTATCTATTCACCACAAATAATAGATAGTAAAGGAAAACTGAAAAATAATATATATGCAATGCAGTTTAAAAGAGAGAATGGCGATGAGTTTTATATTGTTGATACTGGATCTAATTTAAGCGGAAATTTAACTCGAGTATTCCGTGAAGGAGAAAAACTATCAACTCGTAGTAAAGGATTAGTAGCAGAAGCTTTATTAGGAGTCGCTATGTATGCTAAACTAATTGCTCGCGGAGGAGATTTAATATCTCCAATCAGTTCGCAGGATGTTTGGAATATAGTTGATAAAATTAAACCGTCCGGAGAAGACAGATTAGAAGATACTGTAAATGACAGATCTCACAAAGTATCAGATAAGATACACTTAGCAATAACTCTAGCTACCGATGTTCAACATTTACTAACAGATAAACAGCATAGAGGAAGTTTTAGAAATGAGGTAGATAACTGGGTTAACTACGCAAATTCTGCTCTCGCTCAAAAATACGCTGATGTTCTTTATAAGAATGACAGACCAGATAATGTTACTATTATGTTAGCAGGCAAGGAAGGCGGCAAGTTGGATGTTGGTATTAATGTGTTAGATGCAGAAGGACATGCAACTAGTAAATTTAAACAGGTTAAATTGAGTGTTAAACTTAGTGACGGACTAATTGGACAAGTAGGTCGCGGCGGCGACCCTGTAGAAGCCTATAATAATCTAGTTCAACTATTTTCTCCATTGGGGGTAGATCTGAGTCCTTCTAAGGATGCTATTATTGCTGCTGCTATAGAATCCGGAGTGAAAAAACAATTTATTGGTGGAATGAATGTAGCGTATGAAGAAGCTTATCGACAATTAAAAGCGTTAACTGGAACCCCGGAAGGCGACGCAGAATTAGCACTGCGTTTAGCAAGATTAGCTGATCATCATGCAACGGGTAATGATCCTCATATACAAGTTATTGAGGCAGGTGATACCGGTAATTTTAGATTATTAAATTATAAAGGATTACATCAATCATTAGCGCAACAAGGTAGGAATATCGATGTAGATTTACGTTGGGGTTCTAGTTCAAAAATTCCGGGCGAAAAGACACCAGCTTTGAGATTTTATGATGTTAATAATTCTGGCCCTAAAGGTAGACTTATTGAAATACGTATTCGTGGTCGTGGCGGCTACGGAAAAGAATATGCTAATAATATTATTGAACCTTTATCATTGATGAAGGACTTAGCAGCATTCAAACGTTTTAGGAAATCAGAGCCACAAGTACAACCACAACAACTTCCTCAAGAACCACAAGTACAGCAAGAGCCACAAGTACAACCACAACAACTTCCTCAAGAACCACAAGTACAGCAAGTCCAACCAGAGCCAACAACCGCCCAGACACCAGACGAGCTCGAGCAAATCAAGCGCAACGCTGGCTTACAACCCACATAATTAAACAGTCGGTTAATGTCCTGCTTTAACGTCTTAAATACTAATAAGACCTAGTGGGAGCGAAAACCATGTCAAAAAGAGTATTATGCCTATTGCTGGCATTATTACCTCTGCCTGTATTAGCAACAACGATTGCCGACTATAGCTTCAAAAGCCCTAGTCTGAACGGTAACGGCTATGGCGCCTACCAAATGGCTATCGAAAACGAGCAGTATACACGCCAACAACAAATTCAGCAGTCTATCCAAGCGGCCGCTCAGGCAAAAATAGCAGCGGATCAAAATACTCCATTGGCTATGTTTTTAACCAACTTGGAATCACGTATCTATGCACAGATTAGCCAGAATGTGGCAACCAGTATGTTTAGTTCAACAGGTGCTCCGCAAAGTGGCAGTATTAATTTTGGCGGTAGCATTATCAGTTGGCAGCCAACAACACTGCCAGCAACAGTAGTCGGTGGAAATACGATTCCAGGCGGACAAGGTATTAAAATGACTATCATTGATCCAACAGGTAATACTTCTGTAATCAATGTACCTTTAGGACAATTTGTCATACCATGAAGAAATTAATTTTATCTCTATTAGTGTTAGGTATGCTGGGCGGATGTGCTGTGTCACAGAAAGTTGGCTTGTATGACTATAAACCAAAGGCTGCTAAAAATGAATTGGACAAAGAACTAAATGAAGTTCCACCACCAAGCAAGGGTAAACTGACCGTGGCAGTCTACAGCTTCCAAGATAAGACAGGACAGCGTAAATCAGTTCCAGGTATAGCCAGCTTTTCAACAGCAGTTACCCAGGGTGCTGATGTATTTTTAATTCGCGCACTACAGGATGTAGGACAAGGCACATGGTTTGATGTAGTGGAACGTGGCAACTTAGATGACTTGACTAAAGAGCGATTGATTATTAAACAAATGCGTGATGCCTATGAAGGTCCAAGCGCACAAAAACTAATGCCGTTAACCTTTGCCGGAATACTAATTGAAGGCGGAGTCATTGGCTATGACACAGGATTAGAAAGTGGTGGCACAGGCTACAACTGGTTAGGCATCGGCCCGAGTACACAGTATTCAAAGGATATCGTCACTGTTAGCATGCGAGCTGTCAGTGTTAATACAGGTAAAATACTAGCCAGCGTTACAGTGACAAAAGTAGTATTATCAACATCTGATACTATTGCTATATTCAAAAGCGTAGACCCAGCAGGCGGCAGTATTCTAAGTCAAGTACAGGCATGGAACACTGGCAGCCAAGCAGTAGGCGCAGGTATATTTCAATTTGAATCAGGTATTGTTATAAACGAAGCAACTACATTGGCATTAAAGTCAACTATAGAAAGCACAGTAGTCGAATTAATTAAGGAAGGACAACGTAAGGGAGTATGGGACTATAAATTTCCGTTTCCTGAAACTAAATCCTGGTATGATTTTAGCAGTAATGCAGCACCGGTGAAAACTGAAGTTCAAAAAGATTCGCCGATAGCAGTATCACCAGCAGTACCAAACAGTAGTGGAAAAGGAAATGCTGATATTCCATTGGGATTGTCAAACACACAGAAAGATGTGTCAGCGGATGAGGCAGCGAAGTTAGGGGTAGTAAAAAAATAAGAAAGGAAGGGTAGTAGCGAAAATTAAAGGAGCAGAGACTCCAGGAGCGAACTGAGCAACAACTCAGTTCTGTAGTGAAAATGAAAAAAAGTCTAAAAGGCGCTGGCGTGTTGTCGAGAAAATTACACGCAATGCTGGTGGTGGCTGGAATGCTCTCATTGGCGTCTGCTTACGCAGGTGACAATACTATCTACATTAATCAAGCAGGTAGTAATGACACTATTGGTGTAACACAGAATGGAGCAGGTAATGCTGTTGAAGGTATACAGGGTACAGGAACTGGAGCAACTACTCCGGCGAATATACAGGGTAATAACCAGACTATCAGTATTAACCAAGTTGGTACTGGTAATACCTTGCAGTTTGGCATCAATACCACAGTGGCTAACGGCAAAACCGGCAACAATTACTCATACAGTGTAACTGGTAACAATGCCACTGCTGTTATCAACAGTAATAATGATGGCAGTGCTACTAGTGCCAGTAATAATATTAGCATAACACAAACTGGTGATACTGCCAATGCCAACATTAATCTAACAGGTACAGGTAATAACTTTACTGCTGTAACCAGTGGCGGTGCAAGCAATAGTGTAGTGGCTAATATCAAAGGTGCAGGAACAACTGATAACATTACTATGACTGGCGGTGCCAGTAACAGTTTTACCACTAATCAAGGTGTAAACACAGCAGTGGTAAGTGGTACTAACATCACCGTCAACACCAACGGTGCTGGCAACACATTCAGCATTAACCAAGATGGTGGTACTAATGGCAACACTGTGACTGTAGGTGGCTATAGTAGTAACTCAATAACACCAACAACTACATCAGTAGGATCTAGCAACTCGATAACTGTAGCACAGTCAGGCGGTTACGACAATACATTTATTCTAGGCTTAACTGGCAGTAACAATACATTTGGTGTTACACAAACAGGTACAGCCGGTAATAACACTACCAATATCCAAAGTAACGGTAGCAGTAACACATGGACAATTCATCAGACACATTAATTGGATTGGGGGATAGATGAACGTATGGAAGTCGGGCTTATTCGCAGTATTATTCAGTACCTCACTGACTGCTATGTCAGCGGTAGGAACTATCACGGAACAAGCCAGCGCACCAGCTACCATTCAGAGGGCAAAAAGTCAGTTAACTGGCACCAAGGGTGTTGGCGTAGAAATGGCGGATGCAATCAATACCAAGCAGGGCAAGGTTGGAATAGTATTTTCTGACAACACCAAAGTCCAGGTTAATGAAAATTCAAAGTTAGTTATCGATGAATTCGTCTATGATCCAAAAAATAAAGATGCTGGTAAACTGGCTCTTAACATGGCAAGTGGAACCGTACGTTATGCTAGCGGTGCTATTGCTCATAACAATCCTAATCGGGTAGCAATCAATACTCCTACTGCTACTGTGGCTGTGCGAGGTACTGATTTTACTGCCACAGTAGATGAACTAGGTGAAAGCACCTTTATCCTACTGCCTTCGTGCCCACGTACTAACATGATGCCAGACGAAATAGAACGACAGTGCAAGACAGGAATTATTGATGTTATCACAGATGCCGGCAAGGTAACCTTGGATCAGGCATTTCAAGCAACCAAAGTTGTGGCTCGCAATCAACCTCCTACTAAACCTGTAACAATTAGACTTAATGAAGATGCCATTGGTAATATCTTAATCCTAGCACCGCCTCAAGAAATTACCAATGCCCGTAAGCAGTATGAAGAAAATAAAAATATGGCTGCCAGTGCATTGAGCCAAAACTTTTTGCAGGGTGTAGATTTAAGCAGTGTGTTGGCAGAACAAAATGCCACTTACTTGAATAATGCTCTACAGCGTAACTTCTTGGATCAAGACTTCCTGGCTAATATTTTATCCTTGCTGAATGAACAGCTATCACAAGAGTTTAGCAATTTATTAAAACCTAAAAATGCACTACTACCAGACTATACCAAAGCCAGTGGTGTAGTGGCCACTGTGGATGCTATCAATGTTGAACTGTGCCGCAGTGACAGTGCCAGCAATACCAGCTGTATCACCACACCTAAAACACAAAACTCAACTGTGACACAAACACAAAGTGAGAATGTGGCATTTAAGAATCGTATCAACGCGGGCAACAATACTTTCATAACTACCAAGCAGAATTAAGATGAAATTTACCGCTTATCTATTAGTTGCGTTTTTGCTTGCTGGTTTGGGATATTGTAATAAAACCCAAGCAGACGGTGTTGCTGGCTGGACATATACTACCTATTATGGCGGTGGCCCTAGTCCTAGCATTGCCAACCGAACTGTAGATACTACGGGTGTAACCACATCAATCAATTATGACTGGGGCGGTGGTTTAGTCTTAGACAGTAGACTATACGACGGTGTAATTATACACTTTCAAGGATACTTGCAAGCACCTACCACCGGTACCTATTACTTTGGAGTAGCCAGCGACGACGGTAATCAATTAACTATCAACAATACTGTGGTAACTGCCTGTTGGTGCGAACAAGGTACCACATTTAGATCAGGCAGTATCTATCTCACAGCTGGACAAATAGTGCCAGCCGACATATGGTATTATGAAAACGGTGGCGGTGCCGCGGTACAGTTTTACTGGTATACCAATGGTAATTGGCAAATTGTACCAACTAGTATGATGGCTACCAGTGCTAGTTATTGGGGACCTAGTGTTACCGGTACAGGAAGCGGTACTATTACTACTACATCAACATCAGGATCAACAACATCAACTTATAGTCAGCCGGTGACTATTACCTACTATAGCGATGGCTCGCAGACTACTACCAACAATGGAAGTGCAACTTTAATTAGCACAACTACCACTGGTGGATCTAGTACCATTACTAGCACACAACAACAAATGATTAACACAGTAGCATCACGCATGCCCGGATTGACTAACAACTCAATTTATATTAATCAAGCAGGTAACGGAGATACTATAAAAATTACTCAAGCAGGAGCAGGTAATGTTATAGATGGTGCTACTAGTACCAGTAACGGTCCTGGATATACTACAGCAGCACCTATTACAGGTGGCGGCAATAAAATTACTATACGGCAACAATCAAATAATAACATAATAGATCTCGCTGCAACAGGCGGCAATAATACACTGAATTTAAATCAGGGTACTGATGCCAACGGTAATACTACCGGATTGGATCAAGGCGGACATTATCAGTTTGACTATATCAATGGATCCGGTAATCAGATAACTGTGGTGCAGGAAAATACATCAACTAATGCTGGACAGTTTAGTAGTCTAGCAGTAGTTGGTAATTTAAACACTGTAGGTATCACACAAACAGGTAATGCTCGTAATCAATTGTTTGCCACTGTAAATGGTAACAGCAACTCAATTACTACAACGCAAACAGGTACTAGTGCTGGATACATCAATATTTCAGCATCAGGTAATGGCAATTCAGCAGTGGTAAATCAAAGCAATACTGGTGCCACTGGCAACAATAATGCATCAATTACATTAATAAACAATGGTGCACCTGCGAGTGTTAATCTAACACAAACTGGTGGACAGAATTATTCAGTTACACAATCGTGTGTAACCACATGCGGCACTATAACAGTAAAACAGGGGAATTAATCATGAGAGCGAACATGAGATTTTTTAAACTATGGCGTAAAGGTAGAAATACTTCCGAATATAATTTATTGGAAGAAGATATCTGGCAGTATGTACAAGCCCACAACGGAAGTATGGAAATTGGCAAGTACACTATAGAATTTCGAGTGCCAGAAAAGTATGCTGATTTTTTATTAATGAAACATCCTGAGATAGAGGAGACTACAGAAGAATGGGTACAATAATAGCACAGATACTAGGCGGTGTATTTGGTTTTGGAGTAGCTTATGCGATACATCGTATTGTAGAACTACCTTATGAACGTAGTACAGCAGAAGCTAGAGTCAAGTATCTAGCAGAAATGGAAGAACTACGTCAAGCAAAACTTGCAGCAATAAGAAAACAAACAACTTCAGGCAAGAATTAATTTCTAATAATACACACATTCGGGCATAGCTCATTTCACAAGCCCTCCGAAGAGGGCTTTTTCACGGATAAATATTCAATGCTGAAAAAAATCCTAACTAGCCCCTGGACTGCTCTGCTAACACTAGCGTTAGTAGTGGGCTTACGTGTAGCAGACCCATCATTTGTAGAATCAGTACGCCTACGTTACTTTGATACACTAGTAACTAGCAAAGCACCTGAGACTATAGGTGTTAGTGTAGTAAACATTGACGAAAAGGCTTTAGAAAAATATGGACAATTCCCGTTTAGTAGAGATGTATATGCCCAGCTCATCCGAGACTTATACCGCCGTAATGCTGGTCTTGTGGTTTTCAATGTTCTTACTCCTGATAGAGATCGCATGGGGCACGATGCGGAATACATACAAGCACTCAGACAGTATCCCACAATTCTTCCAGCAGTTGGGTCAACAAATAATCGCAACCAAGCCCGGAACCCTGGTTCTGTTATTATTGGACCTTATGGCTTGGATGCTTTTGTAACCTATCCGGGAATTGTAGCTAATCAGTCTAGTATAGAATCCGCTGCTGCCGGTGTAGGACTTGTCAATACCTTGCCCGAAGTTGACGGTGTTGTGCGCCGTATGCCTATGGTTGCTGCACATGACGGTAAACTATATCCTAGCCTTGCTATGGAAGTACTGCGTGTAGCTGCTGGCGATTCAACATTCCAAGTTAAGATTAACGAGAATGGCGTTGAGAAAATGCGTATTCCTAAGTTTGGACCTATAACAACAGACAGTCTTTCACGTGTGTGGATTGATTGGAGTCTAGTACCAAGCAAGTATAGCCTAACAGATTTACCTCAAGACTTTGAAGGTGAAATAGTTATTGTAGGTGTGTCAGCACAAGGCTTAGCAAATCCAGTTGCTACTAGTCTAGGTGAAATGCTGCCACAAGATTTACAAGCGGCTGTACTAGGTACCGTAATCGCCAACAAGGATCGTCCAGCTATTACTCGTCCAGACTGGGCAGAAGGCGGTGAAGTATTACTGCTAGTAGCCCTAGGTGTTTTATTAATATTTTTATCAAGGTGGACCTATGTTGGAATTCTTAGTAGTGTTATTATTATTGGTGGTAGTATTCCCCTTTCTAGTTTTCTGTATAAGACTGATGCTTGGCTTATCGATGTTACTAGTTTGGTTGGTGGGCTTGTGCTTGTTAGTCTCCATACTTACGGGGTCAAGTTTGTAAGTGAATTCTTACAGAAGCAACAAATCAAGAAACAGTTTGGTAGTTATGTTAATCCTACTATTGTAGAACGCTTACAGAAAGATCCTAGTCTAATTAAACTAGGTGGCGAGCGTAAAGAACTATCAATTGTTATGACTGATCTTAGAGGCTTTACTACATTAGGTGAATCATTTGGAGATGATGTAGAAGGCCTAACACAAATCATGAACGACTACATGACTGCTTTGAGTGTTCCTGTGCTTAAAAATGATGGAACACTTATCAAGTTCATTGGTGATGCTAGTTTACATGTACACGGTGCTCCATTGGACGATATAAATCATGCCAAGACCGCTGTGCGTACGGCACAAGAAATGATCAAGGCAATTGATGATTTTAATGTCGAATTAACAGCCAAGGGTCGTCCGCCAGTAGGCATGGGCGCAGGTGTCAACACCGGCGAAACACTCATTGGTAACATTGGCGCTAAGACTAAGTTTGGTTACGATGTCCTAGGCGATTCAGTAAGTACTGCGGCACGTTTAGAAGGACAAACCAAGGGCTACGGTGTCTTATTAATTATTGGGCCACGCACTGCTGAACTAGTACGTGACGAAATTCCTGTTGTAGAATTAGATTGTATTGCTGTTAAAGGTAAAACGATTGGATTAAAGATTTATACTCCGGGCAATAGCACAAAAGAACATGAACAGTTCTTAGATTTATACTATCGTGGACAGTGGTCAAAAGCACAGATATTAATTCCATCTTGTACAGCGTCTAACCCTGCACTAGCTGAATACTATCACAAGATGGAAGAACGCTTAAAAGAAGGTGTCCCAAGCAATTGGTCGGGCACCTACGTTGCTACCTCAAAGTAATTTTAGCAAGTCCTACTAGGCTGAATAAGCGTAGCCACATGTAGCCAATATCAAATTCGAACCAGCGACGACTTAGTTTTACGCTAGCCGGATTGATATGATGATTATTGTGTAACTCTTCACCGCCAATAACAATACCCCAAGGAACTATGTTACGACTTTGATCCTTAGTATCACCGTTCTTATAACCCCACCAATGCCCTACTCCATTGATTACTCCAGCTGCCCAGAAAGGTATCCATGCAAGTTGTATACCCCATATGACAAATCCCCACAGACCAAATAACAATAAGTTTATAACTAGCATTAAGAGAATTCCGTAGAAATTATATGGGGTATACAAATTACGTTCGATCCAGTCGTTAGGTGTGCCCTTACCGTAACTCATTATAGTTTGAGTATTTTTGCCTTCCTTGACATAGTACATTACTCCGCGAGACAGAATATTCCAAAAGCCGAATACGTGTGGCGAATGTGGGTCACCTTCTACATCACTAAATCTATGATGTTTACGATGTATAGCTACCCACTGGCGAGTAATCATACCAGTAGTTAACCATAACCAGAATCGCATAAAGTGACTTAGAATCGGATGAAATTCAATTCCCTTGTGTGCTTGTCCTCTATGTAAAAATAAAGTAACAGACACAATAGTAATATGGGTGACAATTAGGGTATAGATTATTAGCATAGTTATAATTATTAGTGCTACACTTCGAGGCTAGCGGTAGCGAATCGCATCACCTCAGGCAGTAGCCGCCTACCCTACGTAACTAAGTTACGGTCCTAAGGGTGTCTTTTCTACGACGAGCTTCTTTGCTTGCCGCACCAACATATAACCATTTTTCGATAGGCATAGATTTATCCATT